GGGCTTGTTTGCAAGTATCTGTTTTAGCAGATCGTTACGATCCAGTACCACACCGTGGCCTTCTACTGCCTGTTCTTCAGGAGTTCCAGCGTCTTTTTTGATTTGATGATCCAGTTTGGCCTTGGCCAACTGTAGCTGTACCATTTTGAGCTTCTTATCCAGCTTGGCTGTTTTGGCTGTGATGGCATGTCCCAGCATTACACCGGCTGTTTGTAGTATAACTCCGCTAAAACGTGGTTCTACATTCATGCCCAAATCTATTAGATCTTCGGCTTTGCTTTGTGCCAGGCGAGCCAGTTCATCCAATTCGCTATCGCCGGTATCTAGGTCGTGTACTGTGGGCAGGGCCGCATCTATTCGATCTATAGCATGATCAACGTCGGCAATAATCTCTCGGTGTTCACCGAATGATTAAAAAGAAACTTCTGCGCTCGCGTCCACTGTAGGTAAGTTAAATAACTCTTCTAATTTTTTGGTCATACAATATTTATTTGCCGCGACCCTGGGCGAAAATCATATCTTCCGTAACTACTCGAAAGGTCAATCCGTGGGCTCGGCACCAGGCACGGGCGGCTTCCCATTTGGCCATATTGAGTATGGCGCTGGCTTGATCACGAATGTTCTTGGCACCCTCCAAAGTGGTTTCCTTTTTGGGTTTAATTTCAATTACTTCAGCATGTTGACGACCGCTGGCATCACCGTAGGTAATTAAAAAATCTGGAACATAAATTGTATTTTTACCAGTCAATGGGTTTTTGTAGTTGATACGAACTGCTTCACTTGCCCAATTTATAATATTGGGGTTGTTGTCACAAAATTGCATAAACACAAATTCCCAACTGCTACGATAAGTTGGAGTTTTGTTGCCCACATACTTGGCCGGGTTTTGCAGTTGAAATTTGCCTTGAGCGTATTTGGACATTATAAAATAATACTTCTAGTTATGTATGTGCTGGTTGCTTTGGTGCCGTTGTTGATACCAAGACTACTAGTAGGTGCTCGACTGATGTTCAAAAATGCCGCAAGATATGAGTTTAACTCACCCTTAGGTAAATTTTGAAATTCACTTAGTACTGACATTGGATCAATATTTTGTGCCATTGCGGTATATAATACCGCCGATGCCATATTTTTTCCAGCAATGGCATTTTGAGTATATTTTTCAAAGAATGCAACAATAGCATCATTGGTACTCGAACTTACATTGAATGGCGTGGCATAAAAATTATTAAAATATTTTGGTGCGTTATTTTTTGCGGTGCCAGGATTAAGATCCGGTGCAGTAATGTTAGTTGCTGTTGTTGACTGGGTATTATTCATAATATCTGTCACTGAATGTTGCATAAGACATGCCAGAAGGAGCATTTAATGTGTAATCTGTAAACATTGTGGCTTCACGACCAATGTTGGTTAGTCCTGAATTTATACTACCTAATGTGGTTGACGAATCGCCCCATGGGTTGGAGATAGAAGTTACACCACCGGCTACGCCTTTTTCAATACCGCCTGATAATACTCCCACTCCCTCGGCAATTTTTGTATTTAGATAATTCATACCAATACCAAGTACCAACGATGTGGCCATGTTTTCAATGGTCTTTAAGGCCTGGTTTGGATTGGCAATAACACTGGCAGCCATGCCCACAATGCTTGACCCGTTGGGACCTAGACCTTTTGCTATTGCGCCGGTTACTCCATTGGCCAATGTACTGGTAGCACTTCCTGCTAAACCAATACCAGCCGATTGTAATTGTTGTCCCAGGACTGCACTGCCAGTGACACCCTGTGTCAAACTGCCCAGATTTGGAATACTGTATCCACCGCCATTGCCGCCGCCGGCCATTCCTTTGGTCACTTGATTAAACAACGGCTCTACTGGTTTGGACGGGTTTCCGCTTGCGGCCTGTAGTGCAACGTCACTGCGAATAAAGGGCATAATAGCTGTTTGATTGTTGGCCAGATCTGTTATCTGATTTGAGTTGGAACTGGACTGTGGAGCATTTTGTGTTGTGCCCGGATAGCTGGGATATGGGCTGGGCACAGTATCGTAGTGCAGATCCATAAATCCACCCACTGTGTTATTTGTGACTTTGCCTTCAAGATATTTTACAGTTTCATATTGAATAGTCATATCAGAATGTAAAAATTCGGTACTTGATACGTCATGATCACCGTGCTTGAAACTTGTAATGATCGGATTAACTAATTGATACTCGCTGAAGTTGCCCTGATATAAACTATAAATTCTTATTGCTTGTATATATTGGTATGGTTGTGTGCCGTTGGCATTATTATAGCCTACTGCTGGGCGTGGGCTGTAACCCCAATCAAAACTTGGGCGACTTTGGTATTTGTGCTGTGCCGAATATGTAGCGTCGGCATAGTCTGGGTCGCGATAAAAGTAACTGTAGTAATCATACCAGAATTGTTTTACATTGTCTGCTTGGTCATCTCGAAACTGTATTGTTACTGGATCGTAGTTGATTTTATTTTGTACAATGTTCTTGCGGTTGTAAGCATTGTGTACTTTGGTATCGATAGTAAATTTTGGAAGGCTAACACTTCTAACAATCATGCCTAGCTCTTGTGCGGCTTGATTACTAATTTCTGTAATTAAAGGATTAAAGTCAAACTCAACATAAAATAAGAAACCATACTTGGGGCTCAGACGAAAATTGCTGTCAACAAAGATCCGTTTGCCGTGTCGGTAATCTCTCAGAATAGTTTCTTGCTGTTGTATCATACTAGTATTTATGCCATAAAAAAACCCGGGTTTTAATCCGGGTTTGATTTATTTAAAGCGACTGATTAGTTTACGCTAGAACCAGGTGTCATGCTAACCACGCTAGTACCAACACCACCACCAACTGTTTGGATAGCATTATCAAAGCGAATTGTTAGTGCAATTTGTACTGGGTCGTTGCTCTTGTAGTCCATTGAACCCCAGTCAACTTGACTTAGGAAACAACCGTCTAGTTCCCATGCTTCAAGCACGTTAGGCATAACTGTACCATTGCCACCGTCCAACATTTCGTATGTCAATTGAAACTTGTAGTTGATACCGGCTGCCGCACTAGCCTGTTCCATAAAGTCATACTGTTTCTGTACCTGCTGACCGACCAACTTGCTGACTGCGCCGGTGCTGTCGTCACGTAGGTTAAGTGTTGTTTCTTGCCACTCTGGTTTACCTTGTAAGTATACCTTGCTGTTGTAAACGTCAAGAGTGATTGGTGTAAAGTTTACGTTTGGACGCTTGATGTCAACAACCTGCTTGGTCAATTCATTTGTTTGATTTGTAACGCCAAAGTTGATAAAGTTCGCACGGAAGCGATACATTAATTTTGGCATTAACAGACCTTGACTGTCTGCTGACTGGTTGTTCGCTAAAGGAACTGTAAACTTACTTAAACTTGCTACGGCCATAATATTCTCCTATACTCTTATTTATCTATATTCTTATGTTGAACTTGCACCAAGCTGTTTAACTGTTCCAGGATTGTATAAAGCAATTGGAATGTAGATAAACTCAACATCACGCATTGGCTCAATTGCTACGTCAACATACAGTTGATTGTTGGCAATAGTGCTTGGTGTGTTGTTGCTTGTATCGCAAATTACCAAGAAGTCATATAGACCACGCTTGCTTAATAAATCGTTACATGCGCTTTCAATTTGAGTTGCAATACTCTTACGTGTAATTGTGTCGTTTGGTTCAAACAAGAAACCATTGCTGATTGTAGCGAAAATTGTACGCAAGTAGTTTTCCAAGCGAACCACATTTACGCGATTACGTGCTGTTTCAGCACCGCTACGTGTTTCCTGACCCCATACAACTAGACCTGTACCAGGCAATTGTGTGACTGGGTTAACATTGATACTGTACAATGCATCACGTAGACCTTGGTTAATACCGTTGTGTACAAATGCACCACTGTTCACATCAACATAGCCGATGTCACTTAGGTTGCTTACCAAGCCACGGTTAACACCGGCTGGAGCAAACCACTGATATGCAACTTGGTCGTTGTACAAGAATGTACGTAATACTGCGTGACTGGCTGGAACTGCCACTGTGTTGCCTGCCAAGTCGTTTGTTAAACCAGCTGGATAGTATACACCTAGGTATGGGCTTGCTGTTGCCAGTCCATTACCATTCTTGTTGCTTTCCCATGCTGTGATGTCAGTCACATTTGGTGCCAATGTCATTGGTGTATCACCAATGATAAAACCTGTGCTTGTACGGTTGTTGTTTAATGTTACCAAGTTGGGAATTAACTCTGGGTAGCCAGGGGCAACCAACAAGTTAAAGTTGTAGTTGGCATCAAGTACATCGGTGTTACTGTCAATCGCCGACTTCATTGCGGCAACAACAATGTTACGTTGTGCGGCAGAACCAGCGTACATAGTACCATCTTCTTTTAGACCACTTACGCTAACCCATGCATCTTTGACTGAGTATCCGTTTGTGCCAGAGAACTGAGCAAAGTAATTGCTTACAAATTTCTTAATGTTATAACCTGAACGACGTGTGTTGAACAAGATTGTTCCACGTGGATATAAACGATAATCCGGGCAATCAACGTCAACGTGATTGCTTGTCAATAGTGTAACAGTTGATGGCAATGCGCCTGCGGCAACATCGGCAGTATTACCCACTGCGCTACCGGCTGCGCCATCCCAACGTGCATCAGCAAAAATAATACCGTTGTTGCTGATATGATCTGTATTGTCAATTGCTACCCATGCAGTACCATTGTAACGTGATAGAGCTGGGAAGTTTACTAGATCTGATGTATTCAACCACAAGTCGCCAGCCACCAATGGCGTAGCATCGCTTTGGCTAGTTGGTTTTGTTCCAGATACAATGACCCCAAGTGGATCTGTATTTCCTAGATTGTAACCACGCACATCAGCAGAAACGTTCT